TGCCGCCGCTCCGCTGATAGTCAGAGTGGTATCCGTGACCGCTCCGCCGTATGTACCGCCGGATGTCCATGCAGAGCCGTTATAGTAATACCAGTTTCCTGCGGTGTAACCAGTTTCTGACCCGGTATACAGATAGACCGCAGATTCATCGGTCATTTCTGCAATGGTTTTAACTGGAGTGGGAGAACCATTTGCAAGAGCACCGACCTGCGTGTTAATGACCGCAACATCGGTTTGAAGCTGTCCAATCTTCTGGGCGTTCGTAGCGGTCTCGGAAGGGTCTTCTCCGCCGCCTGATTCCGGCTCTAAGTGAGCTACAACAGTGATGATGCCGTCATCAGAGTGCCATGCTTTGGATACCGTGTCACCGCTGATGATTTCTGCGCAGACCGCAAAGATAAGCTGACCTGTGGCACCATAGCCAAACACGTCCTCAGGCATTTCCGTGACGCCCTGAGGAATGGGCCAATCAAATGTGATATAGCCTGTCTCTTCCTCGATAGCTACGGTGGACGGGTCTACAGGATAGTCATGTCTGGCCTTGTTGGGGCCTTTGGCGGCGACTTTGATACTGGATAAATCGAGGCTGAAATCCTCAATCGGTTCAGCCTGAAAATGGATGACATCAACATTATGATCATAAGCTGCAATGCGCTGGTTAGCAGGAAGGGAAACTTCTCTTGTAAGTAAGTCGATAGTGCATAAAATTGTCATTTACTTTTCCCTCCTTCCTCAGGTCAGAGTCAGCCGGAGCTGTACGTCCATAGATACCAGACCATTGTTAATAGCCTTGTCGTTAATCGCTTTGCTCTCTGTCCAGACCAGTCTCAGGCCGCCTCTGGTGTCGTAGACCGTGCAGTGAGCCGGGTCGATTGCTTTGGGGGCGTTGGCGGCGCCGTACAGATAGCCGGGACCGGTCTGCCGGACGATGGCATAAAGGCTGTAGACGGATATGCCGCTGACGTCGCTGCCCAGTGTCTTTTTGAGAGGCACCATGACCTCGATGGTCTTTTTGCTGTTGGTGATGTGACCGAAGCAGACAGGCGTCAGGACATCGGTCCGGCCGGGATGGAGATGCTGGGCGTCGGTATAGTTCTTTGCTGTGGTGACAGCAGTATTCAGCGCTGATTCCAGCGTGTCGATATAGGCAAGAGGCTTTACAGTCTTCCGCAGCGCTTTGACCTCCGAGATTGTGATGCCGACCTGCTTGACTCTGTAGAGAGCCACGATGACTTCCTGTGCTCCATCCCGGAGCTTGCCGGTGGTAGGATCGTCGGAAGCGCTGGAGCCGGTATAAACATACTGTTCGCAGAGCTCATAACCTTCCTGTTCCCCGGTCCCGATGTAAAAACGGTAGCCGATAAAGTAGTAAGTCGTGACGCCCTGAGATCCGGAAGGGATAGCAAAGTCATCGTAGTTGCCGGCCTTGATCTGGATACGGCGCCCTTCATTGGTGACGAACTCTCCGTCCAGGATCCTGACCGTATTGGCTGACGGCACAGAATAGGCCATGTTGCTGCCGGTCTGCAGGAAGACTCCATCACCGCCGGTAAGGCCCCGGAAGAGATCCGCATCAATCTGGCCGGTCGCAAACTTAAACCCGGAGCCATTGACTAAAATAGCCATATTACTTTTCTCCTTTTAACTTGTAAACGTAGGTGTATATTCCGCCGGAGATCTTAAGCGTCTTCCGGGCGATCGGGACAGTAACACCCGTCCCGTGGAAGTAGCCGTATAATCTGTCCCCGATATCGCCCTCCAGTTCGGCGTCGTTGGCCTGCATGTTTTTGTAGCTTTTCAGCTCATTCAGTCGCTTGGTGCCGTACTTGATCAGGTCTTCCTCAGACTGGGCAGAAGAGTAATCAAAATAAGCCTGACGCTCTTGGAAGCCGGTGAAGGTCTTAGTCTGGGAAATGACGCCACGGGCATTGGTGTACAGATCTACCCGCATCCTGTTCTGCAGTTTGCCGGAGCCCATGCAGATCAAATGGTTGATTCCCATGTTGTCATCCGTATAGGTCAGGGTCAGCTGTGAATCAGTGTTGTAAACCGTGTCCAGCGTTACTGCCGGCACTGCCTCAACAGTGACCTGAATAGGAGCTCCGGCAGCAGTCTTGTCAGCATGGATATAGAGCTTTGCGTCCACCGAATCCAGCATGGCCATCAGGCCATCCAGAACGGTGGTATACAGCGCAAAGGTATAACTGCTGATCGTGATACCGCTGGCCCTTGTGGGGACATTAAAAAAGCCGCCCAGAATAGTGAACAGCAGATTCCTGATCACTGTATTGGCGTCCTGATTGGTAACGGTGTAATAATCCTGCCCGGAAGGCGGGCAGATGATCCACTGGGACAAAAGCCCCCGCCACGTCCACGCCTTGTAAGACACTGTCTGGTCATCGTCGGATGCCTCTTTGACAAATTCAAACAGGCCGCCGAACTCAGTACCGGGAACATACAGGCCGGCACAGCCGGAGGGAAAATCTCCCGTAAAAGAAAGCGAGTTGCTTGCCACGTCGCTGGAGCCGACTTCAAAATCGCCGTCAAAGTCAGCTGGTCCCAGCTCATGCCGGGAGGATGTAAGCATGATCAGCTGGTTATCCATTCGGGCTCACTCCTTTCTTTGTAGACCGTCAGCTCTATGCCGTAGGTCCGGGCATAGCCGATGGCGATGTCTCCGGGCGGGATCTTCTTCAGGATGGATCCTGCCGGGTCCCTGTAATCAAAAACATTGATGACAGTCTGACCGGCTACCAGATATACCCGTCTGTCCCATGGCTGTGTGCTCCGGGAATCGATGATCAGGACCTGACCATCTTCTACAGAGTAATTGACCTTGTACTGATTCCCAGCAATATTGATCGTGGGATTAACGGCAGGGCCGTATATGATCATCCGGAAATCTGACGGAGCATAATGGCTGATGTCCATATGAGGGGCGGCCAGCTCCACCTTGTAGCTGTATGGATAGCCGTATCCAAAATTCTCGCCTTCAGTGTCGATGTAAGCCTTATCTGTATCAAGGGCGGTGTGATCGCTGACGGGAGCGATGCTGATGGTCTGCTCTGTGTACCAGAATGGCACCGAGCAGTAAAATTTGACCTTATTGATCGTCCTGTCCGGGCGTTCTTTGTCAGGCTCCACCGATGACTCTGTAACGTAGCTTCGGATGTATGAGTTTCCCCACCTGAGCGTGCCCGGGTTCTGGTTGAAACAGTCCATATCAATAGCGCTGTGGAAGGCATTAAGCGCTTTCCGGCGCTCATTGGCAGTACCCTGGAACATGATCTTAGCTTCATATTCCAGGGCTTTTTTCTGCATTTTATTGATTCTGACGCCGTACTGGCGGGCGGTGGTATCAGGCGCCCATTTCCAGTCATGGAAGGTGCCTTCACCGATTCGACGGAACCCTTTCGCCATGAGATCGAACTCAGTGCCGTCGGACGCTGTGTATGAGATATTTATCAGGCCCATGCCACCGAACCTCCTCTCATGTCTCTGACTGTTCTGCCGACTTCTCTACCGTCCAGATAAATTCCCAGGTTGGCAGATTCCATGCCTTCCTTCACGGCGTTGTACAGATTGCCGCCTGACAGCTGATTCAGGGCATTTACCAGACCGCCGTCAGAGTTAAAGGTCTCTGTCATCGGCGACATGGTATCCTTTACAGCTTCCTCGATTTCCCTGGACGAATCCAGGATACCGAGAGCAAGACCTTTACCCCACATCTGGCCGATTTCAAACCGTGCGACCTTGGAAGGGGACGCGATACCGGCCTCGCTTTTTGCGGCATTGATACCGGCCCTGACAGCCGCCCTTGCCGCTGATGTGATATAGCCGACAGCGTCAGAGATACCATTGGCAAGGCCTTTGGAAATGTTGACACCAGCGCTGTGCGCGTCGCCCTTTACATCGTTGGCCGCGTCTACCAGTGCGCTGGCTTTTCCGCCCGTGTTCTTGGCGGCTGTGCTGACATTGCTCTGGCCGTCTTTAAGACCTGCTGCCAGCTTGTCAGCCACGCCCTTGCCGGCGTTATAAGCAGGTGTCTGCTGTGCCGTAGCGGCGTTTACAAGTTCTTTAGTGATCTCACCGACGGACCGGGAGTTGGTTTGCACCAGTCCTATGCCGGACCGGACACCGGTCGCCAGTCTTGTGGACAACTGCAGGCCGGCATTGTTAGCCGGTCCCTGATAGCTGTTAGTGACGTTTATCATGGTAACGGTGATGCGGCCGACTTCATTGGCGGCTCCCTGCACCGCTCCGATACTGGACCGGAGGCCGGAACCCAGAGAAACGCCCATCTGTCTGCCGGCAGCGTTAAGTCCGCCGCCCGCGTTCTGGACCTTTGCGGTCACCCCAGTGATGACGGAATTGGCAAGCTGGGCCGAAGCGGCGTCAACCACACCGATTCCGTTGATCATGCCGTTGGCAAGGCCCTGGTCCATGTTTCTGCCGGATTCTTCCATCTTCCAGGAAGGGCTCTGTACGCCGAGGGCCGCGTTGGCTCTCTCGATGACATCCACGCCCATAGCGTCAGCAGCGTCCCCGGCCTGAGCGGCTGCGGACTCAATGCCTCTGGCAAGGCCCAGTGCCGTCTCTGCTCCGGAGGTCTCCATGATCTCGCTGATGCCGTCCATGGAATTGGCAATGTTCTCAGCGCCGGAATCCATGAGGTCCTGACCCCACTGATCCGTCATGCTCTTCATGTCTACCGACTGGGCCCAAAGGTCATTCGCCTGAGCGAACTCTTCATCCGACATGTTTACAAACGCTTCGACATAGCCGGAGCCTTCCGGTCCCATCTCAGCCAGATGCTGCAGGAGATCCTGATTGATACCACGATCAGCCAGTTCTGCCATGTTGCGCTCCCAGTTGGCAACGCCATCGATCTGGCTCTGCATGTTAGACAGGAGCGTTTCGGTGGAGACCTCAGTTCCGCCATTGAACTCCTCAAACATGTTCATCTGGGAGTCCAGAGCCTGCTGGGTGCTGTCTACAAGACTTGTGACAGCGTTGGCAAAATCAGCGGCTGTCTGCTGCTGACCTGCTGACAGGTTGCCCCATGCTGACAGGGCCTGCTCGGAAACCTCAATGGATGCCTGCTGGGTAGCATTCCCGGCTTCCTGGGCAGCTGTCTGGGCTTCTGTGGCAGCGGTGAGCTCACCGTACTTGTTCATGTAGGCGTCAGCCTTTGCTGTTGCCTCTTCGGTGAGACCGTTGGCCTCCTCAATGGCAGCGTTGGCCTCTTCTTGTGCTTTGTTGTTATCTGTCAGCGCCGTCCCGATCAGGTTCAGGGCCTCAAAGACCGTCATCTGCTGGCCGTTGTATTCGACCATCTCGTCAGCGTTCTTGCCCAGGAGCTCCAGCTGATCCTGTTTCAGCTTATTGCCCTCTTCCTGCAGGGCGTTAAGATTTGTCTCAGCGTCGGTAACAGCGATCTGCGCTTCTGCTACCGCCTTATAGGCGTCAGAGGCGGCGTCATAGTAAGCCTGAGCGATCTGCATCTGCTTCATTTTCTCGATGTACTCATCGATGGCTTCCGCAGATTTGTTCAGCTTACCGGTATGTTCGTCGATTTTAAGATTGAGAGAGGGGTATGTTCCATTCAGCTTGCCGATGATATCAGACATTTCTGCCTGCTCGGCAGCTGTCAGCTCTGATTTGCCGGCAAGATCTTTCAACCTGTCTGCCAGCTTCTTTGCCTGCGTGGCACTTCCTTCGGCGGCGGCTTTAGAATCGTTGAAGCCTTTGTTCATGCCGTCCAGAGAGGACTTGACCTTATCGTTGGCTTCCTGTGTAGCCTTGGTCATCTCCTTCATCTCCTGAGTGACAGGAGTGATGGCCCGCGCGGATTCCTCCACACCTTTTCGGATGATCGCTACAAATGCCCCGATTGCCACTGTAGCCGCTGTAACAGCGGTAATAATCGCAAAGATGGGATTTACAGCCATGGACGCTGTCCAGAGGGCTGTCGCGACAGAAGCCGCCTTGACGCCGATGCTGTAGGCAGCTATGGCGGCCACAAGGGTCCCCAGACCCAGAGCGATGGCCGTTACACCGCCGACCACAGCGGGATGCTCTTTAATAAATCCCTGGATTCCATCCGACATATCAGCGATGGCATTATAGACATCCTCCAGAACAGGATTGAGTTCCCCACCCACAACAGAGGCAAGGTTCTTCATGGAGTTGGCCATGCGCTCATGAGCGTGCTGTGTGGTGCTCTCCATGATGCCGTATGCCTTACTGGTAGCGCCGGCACTGTTGGTGACCCTGTCCAGATTCTGACGGAACTGCGACAGGCCCTGATTGACGATGGCGTTGGCCGCCTTGCCGGAAGACTGCTGCTGCCACAGCTGCATCATGGCCTCTGCGTCATTTCCGCAGGATTCGTAGAGGATTTCCAAAACATCGGCAAGGGAATATCCCTCTTTCATCAGCTGGCCGAAGCTCTTACCGGTCTGGTTGGTGATGATCTTGGAAACTGTAGAACCGGAATCACCCAGTTCGGAGAACATCCTCGACAGGTATGTTGTGGAGTTGGCTGTATTGATGCCGGATTTGGTGGTAGCAATATAAGCCGCCTCCAGGTTCTCCAGACTGACATTGTAGGCTGACGCAGATGCTATAGCAACACCCATGTTCTGGGACAGCTCAGCGATGGTCGTGACGCCCAGATTCTGGGTCATGATCAGTGAATCTGATACATGCTGCAGGTCACTCTGTGCGTCACCATAGCTGTTCATGGCCGTCTTCAGGACCTGCAGGGCGGATGTGGTATCCGTAAAGCCTGCTGTTGCCAGTTCGGTCGCTATCTGGGCGTCACTTACAGCTGATTCCACTGCGGATCCGGCCGACAGGGCGCTGTATGCGGTCTGGGCCAGCTCTTCTGAAGCCTGCCCGGAAGCATTTGACAGGGCCAGTATCTGGTCTGCCATAGCGTCCATATTGCCGGCTCCTGCTATGGTGCCGACCTGAGCCACGGCGTACTCAAAAGATTCAGCCGCCGCAGCGCATTCCATAAAGCCGTCTTTCAGTCTGTCCAAAGCGGCAAGGATACCGGCAGAAGCAAGGACAGATTCCAGATCGCTGATCGCTTCCGTACTGGACTGGCCGAACTGTTCAGAGCTCTCAGCGGCGTCCTCTGTCTTTTTGCCGTACTCATCGATGGACTTGGCACATCCATCCGCAGAGGAAGCGGCCTCGTCCATGTATTTGGCGTTTTCGTCCACGGCCCGGCTGGCGTCAATGGTCTCTGCCTTGGCGTTGTTCAGCTTGGTCTCCCAGTCCTGCACGCGGTTGCCAGCCTTCTGGTAGGCCTGTTCACCCTGCTCAACGACCTTTGACAGGTCCGCGACCACCTGACGCTGTTCTTTCAGCTCTTCGTCGGTGGCATCACCGGATTTCTCCATCTCTTCCAGCTTGGCTTTGGCGTCCTGGAGTTTCTTTTTGTAGTTTTCTAATTCAGTTCCGACGCGGCTGTAGTCCTGCTGGGCGTGTGCCAGACCGGCCGCAACAGCCGCCTCTTTCTTTTCGTGCTCTTCCAGCGCCCTTGTCAGGACAGTGTGCTTTTTCTGCAGGGATTCCAGGCTGTTGGCCTGCCCTGCGGTCTCTGTCTGCACCAGACGCATTTCTGAGCGCATATTTGTAAGCGCCCGAGAGCACTCTGTGACGGCCTGTCGAAACTGCTTCTCACCGTCAAGCGCTATCGTAGCGCCTATCTTCCGTCTTGCCATAGGTTATACTCCTGAAAAAACCAGCCTCTTAACGGACATATTGTGCATCCGCTTAAACTGGTTGCTGAGCCGTCCCCATTCATCGAATGTCAGCTGACCGGTCTCCTTCCGGGACAGGCCGGACGCGGCTCCCACGTAAAGGATCCACGCAAAATCAATGGTGGTCTTGTCCTCCGGATTCCGGTATCCGTCTATTTCTTCGGCTTGGTCGTCTTTTTTTTTCGGCCCCTGCCGCCGATGCACTCTTCAAAGTCCGTGTAGACGATGATTCCCAGTTCCGACAGCGTCAGCTCATCCTGACGCTTCCAGAAGTTGGGGTCCGGCACTTCAATCTCAGAACCCGTGATCTCAATGCCTTCCTCCACCATCCATGTCAGGATCTGGCATACCATTCCAACGTTAGGCAGGGTCATGTTGCCGATAGACCTGTCAATGACTCCATCAGCGTCGATGCGCGGGATAAAGCCCCGCAGGCCGTCCTCGACCTTTACCAGGTCCTCATATTTCTCCTGGACCTTTTCCAGGACGATCAAATCGCACTTGAACGGATATTCAATCCCGCCCAGCTTGAGCGTGCTGACATTATTCGATAACATTTCTGTTTCCCTCCATACAGAAAAAAGCGAGAGGCATCACGGATGATGTCTCTCCTGATGTCTCTCGCTTTTAATTACAACTTAATGATTAACTGGTGGCCTCAGTGCGTGCCGGTTGATCCTCCGGTTGATCCTCCGGTTGATCCGGTCACGCCGAACTTGCCATTGATGTACGCAAGGGCGGCCGCTTCGGTAGCAAACTCTTCCACGTATCTCCAGTCACCATTGTCCAGCGGCATCGCTGTGCCCTCGGTGCTGGGTGTCTGGAACTCGGTGGACCCTGCTCTGGTGTTGATGTCAACAGAAGGATCGTTCCACTGTGTCTTAGGATAGAAGCGTGCTTCGTAAGCCCTGACGCCGTTGACTTTCTTTACGCCGATCAGGCCTACGCCGCAGTAGCCGGCCTCATCACTGATATTAGCGATTCTCTCGCCATCGGTCGCGGAATGACCGAACAGGGGCTCCTGAACGGTGTCGGGAATGTCTGTGGTACCCAGTGTCAGGCCTGCTCCGGTAGTAGCCTTTTCGGATTCTGCCAGTGCGTCATCACCGTAAAGCTCTGCGGATGTGCTGTTGGGCGCTTCGGAGAAGGCAACAGCTTTGCCCCACGCGACTGTGGTGCCGTATGTACCCTCAGCTGTAAGGGGTGCGATAATAGGCTTTCTCAGTCCTACATATGCCATGATTATTCCTCCATTTCGTCCTCTTCAAGTTCGAAGACGATATTTCTCTTTTTGTGGGGCCCATCCGGGTCCACGAAGTTTTCTGTTACTCTGGGAAATGTAAATCCCTGGCTGAAAAGAGCCTGCCGGAAGCGGTCCCGGATCGTCAGGAAATTCTCCATCTCCGGCAAAATGAGCTTGACCTGCACTGTCCCAGTGATCGCTTCAGGCGCGTCATCCCCGTACAGGTCGCCGTATTCGGTTGTGTACTGGTAGACGACCCAGCGGTCAAGGTCCTTGCCCTCATAAACATCAGGGAAAGCCCTGAGACCGCAGGATTCTGCCGCCGCGATAATCTTGGAAAATGCGCTCATATGCTCAGTTTCTCCAGTTTCTTCTCGATATAGGTCTCTATTTCTCTCACGACCCTGTCTTCCGTCCTTGCCACAACAGGAGCCACAACAGGCGTAGCGGTCTGCTTACTGGTCCCGTATTCCAGATAGGCCAGCTTTTCGGCATTCCGGACGCCTTTGCTGTCAGTCCCGGATGGGGCTATTTCAACCTGCCATTCAGAACCTACCTGTTTTGGTCCGGTTGTCTTTACGGACGCCGCAAGCTGTCCCCTTGTCCTGTCACGTTTGGATTTATGATGGGAGGATATCTCCCGCTTCATTTCTTTCTCGACAGTAGGCGCGGCCTGCTTCAGAGCATCCTTCACAAAGGTCTGCTGGGCAAAGGACGAAAACTCAGATATGACCAGGTCAAGGCCGTCGCACTTAAACTTTGCCATGCTCTCTCAGCTCCCCTGTCAACTGGATCAGGACGCCCCTCTGTCTGGGGCGCGTCGCCCGGATATCATAGATGGCTCCATCGGCTTCATCGATAAAATAAGACTGGCCGGAGTAGGCGGCCTTATTGATATCGACCGCCATGTCTATGGTGTATCCTCCCTGAGACGCCAGTGTTTCATCTATCCTCGATGTCGTGCGCTGTCTGGCCGGGATATGCTCAATGAGATTATCCCCCACAGGCACCGGGAATCCGTCAGCGTCCTGCTCCGGCATGGTCGGCAGGGGGAGCGATATAGATTTATTCCACATCGTCGTCCTCCCCAGGCTCCATCGTAAGCCGGAACACCTTTGCTTTATAGCGTCTCAGGTATGATTCATAGTTGTCAGGATCGTCGCCCAGATTGGCTTTGACGTACAGCGTGACCGCTGTGATCACGCGTTTGTCGTCGGTGTTCTGGCCACAGATGCTATAGGGGACGCCGGAGTTTCTCATGTCCTCCAGGGCGTCCTCTATGTAATCCCGAATCTGGTCATCGTAAGTTGTGATGGCGGCAGGAATGCCGCACTTGTCTTTAATGCTGTTCAGCATGTCCTACCGCCCTCCTGATCAGGCTGTGATATAGCCGTTCACGAATGCGTCCGCGTCACGGACCTTGTAATCTGCTCTCATGATGCCGCGGAAAAGTGTCAGATCCTGCTCGAAAGCGTTGACCTGGCCGATAGCGGCGGTGTTGGATGTCAGCAGAGTCAGCTTCTTACGGTCAAATTTCTGAACGCCTTCCTTCAGGTCGCCGATGATGAAGGGGATCTTTGCTGTGGCGTCCATCTCATAATAGCTGGATGTGGAAGGGTTGCCGGTGGGAGACGCTACGGCTGTGTAAACGCCATTGGATTCAGTGTAATAAGTTTTGCCGGATTTAACGGTTGTATCAGAGGAAGCAGAGTAGGTAGGAGTGGTTGCCAGGATGCCGTTGGGAACAACGATTACGGGAACCCTTCTGGCGCCAACAGCCAGCACATACTCATAAGGGGATGTCTGGTTCTGATCGGGTTTAAGCAGGTACTCATTGGAGTTGGCGTCCTTCTTCAGGGTGTCCAGATAGTTCAGGCCGTCGTCGTTGGTCACGATGACAGATGTAGGAGCATAAGCCTGACCCAGAGTGACGTTCAGAGCCTTCTTGATGTCATCAATGCCGGTCAGGGCTGTCTGGGCCTTTGTGGCGATCTGTGCCAGGATCTGAGCGTTGTCGGTAGCAATGGCTTCCTCGCCCAGCCATTCAACCATAACAGCAGTGATATTGGCGTCGGAATCCTCCAGGAGCTCGTTGGTCACAGGCAGGTAACCGGCGAATTTGTCGATCACATAATTCAGGATGGAGAACTGAGGACCATTGACAGCGCCGATAGAAGCGGCCTCTGCAACCTTGGAGAAGCCGGCGTGCTGTGCCTTGGTCTGGAAGGTCCTGCGGCCTTTATTGGTTGTGACATTTTCTGTACTGATCAGATTGACCAGAGAAAACTTGGCTTCACGATATTTCTCGATCCGGGTCTGGATGTCTTCGGGAACAGTGTAGCCGCCGTCAGCGCCGGTGGTCTCGTTGTTCAGGTTCTTAAATCCACGGCGTACAGCCTGCGCGAACTCGTGGACGGGATCGTTCTGGTTCTCAGGCTTCACATTGACCTGGGGAACAGCGGGAGTGCTGTCCAGGATTTCCTGCAGCATATCAGCCTCGGCGTCGGCATTCTTGGCCTCTTCCAGAGAAGCCTTTGCAGATGTGATGTCCGCAGAAGCGGCGAAAGACTGTGCTTCTTTACGTTTTGCTACGGCTGTGTTCCGCAGCTCCATGATCTTATTCTTCATGGTCTTATACCTCCGTAAGGTTTTCAGGACTCGTCAATCTCGACGAGCATGTTGGTGATTTCTCTGAGCTGGTTAAGCTCATCCTGCTGTGCCTTCTCAGCTTTTGCTTTTTCGATCATGTCCGGCGTGACCTGCAGGCCCAGGGAAGCCGTCATCAGCATAGGCTCTTCCTCTTCGCCCATGATCTCATCGCAGAATCCCATCTCGACACACTGATTGGCTGTGA